AACATTTTTGTTAAATGGGAACTAGTGCAAACTGCGGACAAGGACCCTAGAATTATATCACCAAGATCACCGAAATATAACATACTCCTTGGTCAGTACATCAATAAACGTAATGAATTGGCCATTTATAAGGGTATAGACGCTTTATGGGGAGAAGAGACAGTGTTTAAGCATTGTACCTTGCCAGCGATGGCTCAGCAAATAGTAAAGAAATGGAATTCCTTTTCTTGTCCAGTAGCGGTAGGGCTGGATGCTAGCAGGTTTGACCAACATGTGTCGGAGTACGCATTGGATTATGAGCACTCAGTTTACAAGAGATTGTTTCCTGGGAATCGTGAACTTTATGACTTACTTCGATGCCAACTTGTGAATTATTGCAAGGGTAAAGGTGATACCTATGATTTTGAATATAAAGCAACTGGAAGGATGTCCGGTGATATGAACACTTCTGTTGGGAATGTGATTTTGATGACCAGCGTTTTACTACATTGGAAAGAGGCTCTAGGGCTTGATTTCAAATTAGTTAACAATGGGGATGACTCTGTGGCAATAATGGATTTGAAAGAACTACCAAGATTCTTGGATGGTTTTGACTTATTCTTTGTTGGGTATGGGTTTAATATGGTAGCTGAACCACCAGTATACCAAGTTGAGCACATTGAGTTTTGTCAGATGAAACCAGTCGAGCTCGATTTGGGTTGGATGATGGTAAGAAAACCAACTAGTGTGTTCAAGGATATGATAGCCATTTCAACCAGAGGCGTAGCACATTACGACAACTACTTGCGAGATGTCGGCATGTGTGGTCTCTCTCTGTATGCAGCTTGCCCCCTGGTTGGGGTTTTCTACGAGACTCTGAGCCGTATGGGAACGGAGAGATTGGAGGGTGAGTTACAGGGGGGATTAGCCTACTGGATGAGGCAAGGAGCTCTTGAGAAATTGTCCGTTGTTCCGGGCAATTACTCTAATCAGAGCCTCTTGAGTTATTGTAGAGCTTTTGATTTCAATCCTTCAATTGTAGGTGAATTTGAACAACGAGTTAGGTCAGACCTTCTAGGTGCTGTTAGTTGGCTGTCGCTCTTGTGTTAAAATGACTAATAACAAGAATAAGAATAATGCTAGGACCGGAGGCGCCGTATCGTCTCCAAATGTTGATTTCATCAACGAGGGTCATGCCGCTCAGGCGCGGTATATTGCCGCAATGACCAACCCATTCTCCGCACCACCAGTTCCCATTCCCGATTCCTTCTTACCAGCTCACTGCTGTAAAATGGGTCGGGAAGTTACTGCAGTTGTCGATAAGCTCTATCTCGACTTCCGCAAGTTTAACGAGGGATCTACAGGGGATTACATCGTTTCCTTTAAATGGTATAACGGTGCAACGCTCGTGGGGGAATATAGTACCAGCTCCCTGGTAGGCAGCAGATTAGTAGCTGCAGGAATATCCTTTGAGGATGGAACTGCCGCTGCTGACGTCGGAGGTTTCGTGACTTACACACAAGATGACGAGGCCTTTGGCTCCGCCGGAGGAGGTGAACTTGTTTCCTCTGATACGAGGATTGAACGCAATCAAGGATATGGCTCACTCACCTACAATCTCAACCGTCGTCAGATGCTTGAGTTTGAGGGTGAAGGCCGTGTTAAACTTGTAATTGATTTTGATTCTCCCAAGAACGTTATTGCACGCTTTGCTGCTATCGCCGAAACTGATGGCAAGCAAGGCTTCGTCGAAGATGTTGTGAGCCAATCACAGTTCACAATTACCAGTTCAGTGGATAACATTCACGCTGGTGTGTTTGCTGACATCCCGCATCCCAGAAGCAATGCCCATTTGCTGCCAACTCACTCCGATATTACCTTGCATGGTGGACACCATTTCAAGGACGTATGGAATGTAGCGGCCAATTGGGTTTCTTCTGCTGCAGGGTGGGCTTGGAAACACAAGACGCAAGTAACTAATTGGGCCAATAAAGCTGGACAGGTCTACAAAGATCTAACAGCATTTGGTGGATCAATCTCTGGTTCCATTGATGGTACTATACTGTCAATTGGAGCTAGAGCCGCGCCCCTATTGCTGGCATGAGGAAACTCATTGTCAAGATACGAACCACCTTTGGTTCCTGTATCTGCAATTACGTAGATAAGAACTCTGGTGATACCTCTGAAATCTCTGAGGGCTTTGAAAATGATTCGGTGAAAGATGATAAAACGAAGCAACCAGAAGGTTAAAGAGGGAAAACGGTGGGAGTGTCACCGGAACGGTTAACCCCGAGGGTGAATCAACCCAAAGTCCAACCTGTGCGATGGTTGGCAAGACCAAAACTACAGTGTTAGAGCCCCGACCGATTCTAACAGTCCGCTGATCGCACGAGGTCCTATTTTGCAAAAGATTTTCAATGGGG